GCCCTACAGAATGGTGAATCTTTCGAGAATTTTATTTCAAGAAAGCGTAGCCATGACGTTTGGTCATAATTTTATATCCTTCAATCATCTTTGGATGAAGGTTTTTAAAATTACCTGTCTCTATGAGAGCAAATTTACTCATAAATTTAGCAATACCAGACTTAATTACAGTCTTAGTAGTTGTTAAAGTTGTGTAGTCAATTTGATGTTCAACCTCCATATTAAGGATACGGAAGGCCTTTGACCAAAGTTTACTCCCATTTAGAATAGTATTATGATAATTTCTATTCCAAATGACAAGTTCGCTAAAGTCAAGGAAATTCACTTCTTTAGATAGTTCGAAAAGATCGAATGTATCTTCAGTATATGAATTTGTCAATTCCTCTACTCTTCTACAATAGTTTAATATTGCATAGAATAAAGGGAAAGACCCTATGATATTCCAGTCTTTAATATCTAAGAGACTAAAGTATTTTAATACTTGGTCAGTTAGTTTAGAGATGGAGTTCATACCGTCCTTTACAGAAAGTTTAACACTCTCACAAAGTACCCGTTTGGTTTCCAAATGGATTGTACTAATCCCTGGTATTTGATATCAGTCGGATTTAATACTGTGCTCACACAAGATTTTTCTTGTCGAGTCATAAGTATTCAATCCTAATGAATATCTCATACCGAAATCAAGGAGTTTCAATCTAGAGAGAAGATAAGGGATCCTGAAATTCAGGTCCTTTTGTCCTTTCTCTTTGAAAGTTATTCCTTGGTACAATTTCCCAATCAAGTTACGTAGACTTCCTCTTACCAAATATAAGTTTCCTTTAATTATAAAATAATCGAAAAATATAGTGAAAACTATAAATGGATTTTTTATATTAAGGGCTAAACCTTTAAGTGGCAGAGGGCTAAGTTCTAAGAACTTACCGTCTGTGTATCTAATCCATCTCTTTGCAAATTCATATGTATCTTTCGATACATGCGTTTTGTGAGGAGAAATAGAAACACCCAACTTATGCATTATCCTAGTATAACTCTTTGCGACTTTATCGTCTTTAATAACGATATCGTCACCAAGAATTATATAATTGTTAAACTTGTGTTCCTTACCGTATACACAGTAAGAAGCTCAAGCAACAACTAGGTGATGCGTAAGTGTGAACGCAGCCCAACTCGTATATCCTCCCATAGGTTGACCTACTGCATAACGCAGCATTTCACCCTTGTAAGAGAATTCACGATTGGAAATCAAATTTTTCCATGATTCAGCAAATCAGTAACTACCAATTAATTTATGTTTCTTTTCAGGAACAAAAAGAAATTGTAGTAACTTCTGTTGGAGAACTATAGGAAAACGGTCAGTAGCTGAGCTAAGATCAAGGGAATGGAATTTTCCAATACCTACTCAATCTTTCTTGGGATCTTGAGTAAAAGTTCTATCACATTCTAGTCCTCTCAATAATGAAAGGAGTTGAGTGTGTATTGGCTTTAATATAACCTGAGACAAATAGTCAAGAATGGCTATTAATCTCATTTTATACTCAGGATCCTGGATTAAACCAATACGCCCAGTTATTCCTGGGTAGTTCTCTTCTTTTTGATCAATATCAAAAAGTGAACTACCTCTAGGTATCCTGAAAGTATTGTGTTTAACGAAAGAGTATAACTTCCCAATATACTTTACGAAGAATTCATCATTATCAATTAAAATCTGCATACTTCTCAACTGTTGGGCAGTCAATCATTTGACCGTCTCTAACATTGATAATATGGTAGGACCATGAGGTCCCATTTTAAGAGAAATGAAGAAATCCAAGACAGTATATTTGGGTTGTACAAGTTTTAGATTATTATCAGTAATTCATTTTTCAATAAACCATCCAGGTATAGTATAAAATACTCTACTTTTAGATGGATTAGTGATTGATGAAGTATCGACAATTATCTTATCTTTCTTTTTAAGAGTAATTGTTCTTGAAATATTCATTAGAGTAAGTGCAAACTTAATCTTATTGATATTACCTGAATCAATGTATTCTTTAAGGAAGTAAAACTTGGTTGGAAATCCCTTCTTGGTTGAAATAAAATGGTCATTACGATAAATTCTTTTCTTACATAAGTATCTTGTTATTAACAATCTACTTTGTTTGATATAATTTATTGTAAATTTAGTTCCGTTCTTCTTTAACATAAGGAAGATGGTTCTAAAGACCTTTTTAACGATTAAAACATCATTTTCTGTAAGGTTAAAGACTAATTTAGTCATCCTTACCATTATGATAAATAATTTATTATTAATCATAGAAAATTGTTTTAATTGGCTAATCTACACCACATTCAAGTAGTACTCCAGGAAGCCATCCTGGTACGTTGAGCAGTGGCGGTTTGATTGTTCACACGAGGTGTCCAAATTCTATTTCTTCATTTGGATTTGATAAACTTATAGGCAACCCCGTTAGGGACCTATAAAACGTAGGAAAAGTTATTACTAACTTATTTGGGTGCATCTAGATGTAATTCTAGATGAGGCCTACGGCCTGTTATTGG